TGGGCGGATCGCCTGGGGGTCGAGAAGGAGTGGCACTCGTGACGTTTTCGTTCGCCCAGCTCCAAGCAGAGCAAGCCCCCTGGGTCGAGCACAACTTCGGCGACCGCCCCTCGTGGATGCCCCTCTTAGGGATCGCGCGCACCGGCAAGAAAGATCCTGCGAAGCTCGTCGAGGATCTCAAGAAGGTGCGATGGTGCCTCGACCGCGCCATTTCGGCCGCAGAGCGAGCGCGATGATGACCGACTTCCCCGATCCACCGCCACCCCTTGCCGAGCCCAAGGGGGGCATCACGGAGTGTGTGAACAAGACCCTCCCTGGACTCCTCGACGTCGTCGAGCGCGCGCTGCCCCTCGGCAGGTTCTCCTTGGTCTTTGGAGAAGCCGGGCTACACGTCAACGTACCCCAATGTCCTCTCTGGTTCGACGGCGAGCGCGTCCATTGCGATCTACACCCACACAGCCCCTACGTGAACGTCGTAGTCGCGCAGATCCAGGCGTACGCGATGGCTCTCGGGCTCGGGCGCGTGGGGCACTTGCCGACGACGGCCGACGAGGTGGGGGTCTTCGAGAATGCCCTCTACCTCGTGTACTTCGAGGCCAAGAAGCACCACACCTTCGTCGCCGAAACCTTCCGGCGAGTTGCGATGGACGACTTGCGGGGGTGGCTGCGGCAGGAGATGGAAAGCGTTCGTCGTGCCAGTTCGACGACCACCAACTAGGCACTCCCTGATCGGCGTCGTACCCGAGCCCGAAGACGCCTACAGCGGCATCGGGAAGGTCTGGGATGAGGAACTACAAGCCCCCGTCCCTCCGCCACTACAGCTTCCACCGATCAGCGTCACAGAGGCCGCCGAAGAAGAAGACCCCGGAGTGCGCATCCTCATGCGCAAGCTTGGTGCGGCCGTGCTTCGCAAGCTTGCGCGCAAGCTCGACCCGCCGCGTTGATCTTCTATTGCTCAACTGCTACTGCTCCTACATCTCAACCCGGAGGATCCCATGCGAGCAGCACAGTTCGACACCCTCAAGTTCTTCGCGGCGAAGGGCGACAAAGGCGCCCTGATCAGCGACGTGGCCAAGAAGTTCGTCTTGAAGACGTCCAGTGCGCGCTCGCGCGTCTTGCGCTGCCATGCGCAGGGCTGGCTCGGGGAGAAGGCCGAGCGTGGCCCGACGGGCCCCATGCGCCGCTTCTTCCTGACGGCCGATGGAACACAGGAGTTGAAGTCCGCGATGAAGCGATAGGTCTGTCAGACCCCCGCCCTCGAACCGTCCAGCGCTCGTCGAGACCACCGACGGTGATGCGATCGCCTTCGGCGTGCGTCCCGGTCGCGCGGGACCCTCCCGGCTCGCGCCCGCGCGCATGCCCGAGCCCACGATGGTGGTCACGGTCGTGTGTGGCCCGCACGACGGACGTGCGTTCGTACTCTTCACGGCGTACGCGGGCCGTGTGGCCCCTCAAGAGCCCTGGGACCCGTCCCTCGACGACGCCGGCCGAACCCTTTGAGGCGTTCTGGGCGGTACACGCGTTCGCCCAGAAGCCCCTGGAGCCCCGTCAGGAGATGTAGTTCAGGTTCGTTGGCCCGGTACCACCGAAGTAGCCCCAAAGCACGGCCGCCGTCGCAGAGATAGTGCAGCCGTCGAGTCGGTTGCCTGACGCAACTCCTCCCGTCACCCCATCGGCCATGATGCCCGTCACGGAGCCTGCGGTGAAGGTGAGGATATTTCCGGTGATTGTCACGTTGGTCGCGTACGCGATGTTGAACCCGTACTCCAACGCCACCGTCGAGCGGACGATGTTGTTGCTCAATGTGACGCGCGTAACGGTGGATGCAGAGTCGAGCTGGAGGCAGTACCCCCCGTTACCCTTGAACATGCACTCGGCGATCTTCAACTCGACGATCGCCGCCACCCCGGTGTAGCCGATGCAACGCCCATTCGCGATACCTGAGTTGAAGCCCTCGAAAGTGCAGCCCAGAATAGACGTGTCTTCGTTCAGCGTCGTCGCTTCAAAGAGAATCGCTAGGTCAGTAGCGGTCCGCCCCGCCACTCCGTTGCCGTGGAAGAACGAGTCGCGGATAGCAGCTTGATTCGTGTCCAGTAAATGGACGCCCCCACCAAGCGCATTGACGAGATCGAAGTTGCACGCCTCGATAGTAAGCATCGAGCACGTGGCGGCCTTGATTGCATGCTTCGAGGTAAATGTGCCAGTCGATGAATGAACGAAATCGCAACCGACGATTCGACAACGAGTCGGCTGCATGGAGTTAGCGGCTGCTAGCTCTACTCCCGTTACTGATGCGATCCAAGTGACGAGCGAGTTCTCGACAGAGCAACCGGCGTTGTTGTTGAAGTTGACTACAGCGCTTTGCCCATAGCCTGTCGCGTGCAGCCCTTTGAACTGACAATCACGGATGTGTACTGGAGTGCTCTTCTCTCCGATCAGCCGATCATTAGCGACTAGCCAATAGGCAAACGACGACTCCACAAGGACAGGAAGGTTGTAGTAGTCATTCGCGCCATACGCACCGCCCGTGAGAATTTCAATGCCGCCAAGGATCTCACACGCTCGAATCGTGGAGCCCGGCCCACACAGAATAGCGGGCTCTGCGGTTGCGGAGATGTCGCCGAGCACGGTGCTGTTGGAGAGGTGAACCGTCTTAGCTTGGAACATCACGGCGTTGTTCGTCGGAGCTGCAGCCATGACCAAGTTGCGGATCTCTAGCACCGCTTCTGTGTCCCCTACAGTGCTCATCAAGATCGCCGCCGTGCCGATCGGATGAGAAGCGGTGATTGCGTTCCCTTGGAAATCGATTAGTAGGCGATCACAAGATGCATTGATCGTGTGCGCAGTCGTGACGGGCCATACATAGGGTGCTGGCGTGCCCGTCTTACGAGACTTGCAGACGATCTCGATCGAGTTGGGTGTGTTCGCGCCCATGTCCTCGATGTGCTGAAGGCACAACTCCAAACCTGTAGACCCGTTGAAGTCGCCGAACGTGCTCGCACCATCGCCGACTGTGAACACCACCGTGTCTACGGTGCGCAAGCTGCGGGTCTGCTCTTCCGGGAGAGCATCAAGTGCATCCGTCGGCCCGTAGACGCGGCTGTACCAGTCGAAAGTGAACGATTCGCTCTGCCCTTTGATGTCCGCGATCTGGCGAGCTAGAGCGCGTAGTACGGGGTAGATCGCGTTGACGCCCACGGCCGCGCGAATCGCCGAGCGGCTGAACTCGTTGCCGAGCGCTGCTTGCGTTGCTGCATCGTAGGGGGCCGAGCCCTCGAATGCGAAGGTGCGTACGTCGGTGATGTTGCCGGCAGTGATCGTGGAGCCTCCCCACACCACGTCAGCCAGGTCGATCCACTCGTCGGACGCTGCGCCGCTAAGCCGCAACTCGAAACCTGGTAAATGGCGGGTGGGGACGTTCGTGATGGACTCCGAGTCGAGGACGCTGTCCCAGAAAGCTCGATTGTCCGCGGCTCCATCTACGTAGGTGAAGCGCATTTGCACACGGTACGTGGCGGGCGGCTGCCCCGTGAAGTCAAGAGTTTGCTCCGCGTTCCCTTCGAGGTTCGCGTCGTCGTCCATGTCGCCGACCAAGGCGCCGTGCGAGATAGTAGCTCCGAGATTCTCCGCCCCGAGCGCAGCGGACAGGACCCCGCCCCCGTTGTCGAGCTTGACGACGATTCGCGAGCTAGCCGGTGACTCGGCCTCGGCGGCGAACCCGCGCAAAATCCGGTTCTGCTCGGCGCCGAGGACCACGGCGCGCAACGTTCGACGGAACTCGCCGAGGGGGAGGAAGCTTAGAGCCTCTTGGTCGGGGAGATCAACACGCTCTTGGGATGTCCAATGAACAATGCGCATTGCGGCAGCCTTTCACACCCTCGTGGAGACGTCTATGCGCGTCCCGACGGGGCGAATCTGATCCAGCACGCAGCGCACAGCACGCAGCGGGTCGTATAGATAGGGGGGGTAGTCGTTCACATTCCGCACGGTCTCGTCGACGGCGAGATGATGGTACGCGATCGTGTCATCGGCCCCATAGCCCGTGTAGTCGATGACCATGGACGTGCCGATCGCGCCGGGACTCGACCCGAGCGTGATCGTGTTGGCGCCCGGCGTGAACGAGCCACCTCCCGCAAAGAAGTTGGTCCCCGTGCGAGCCCCCCGACGCGCCGAGAGGGTGTCCATGTAGACGCCGTTGACCGTGCGTAGCTGGACCGGGGCCCCGTTGTAGAACACGTCGACCTCGTCAAGCTGCGTTGTCAGCTCTACATGCCCCCCCGTGAGGAAGAACCGCCCGCGCACGCCTTCCGGGTCGCCGGTAACGAGCGTGACTTCGACCGCCACGAATAGCGTATAAGGGTCCGTGATCAACATCTCCAAGATGTCGTAGCCCCCAGGGACGAGCGCTTCGAGAACTCGCTCGAACGCATCGATCGTGTTCTTCGGCAGGTAGGCCAAGACCTTGATCAAGCGACGCCACGTCTCTTGATCGACCCCCGGGCACTTGTAGAGCCCGAGGTTACGTCCGATGACATCGAGGTCTGCGCCTTGCGCGGTGTCGACGAAGAGCCCACGTCGCACGTGGTCGACTGCGGAGCTGTTCCGCGCCAGATCTAAGATGATGCCCCCCGTGGGGTGCCCGATCGCGACTGTGCCATCAACCCCCCGTGTAAGGCCCGTGAACGTGAAGGGGGCAACGGCCGTACGCCCCGTGGCCGTGATGATCTCCCCGTTGATCAAGAGCCGTGCGACGGCCGCGCCGTCGACGTCCTCACCAAAACGCAGCGTACTGTCCACGCTCATGGTGCCCGTCTCCGAGACCGTCAGCGGCGCGGTGAGCCGAGCTGCAGCCCGCCCGCCCGCTTGGTCGATCTCCCCGAACACAGCGTCGAGGATGGCGGAGAGAAGCCCCATCTAACCGCTCAGCACACGGGCGCCGACCGCCCACGCGGGCGCCCAGCGGTTGCGGTTCGTGAGAACACGGAACTGGTCGGCGTGGAGTCGCGCTTCGATCGCGCTGAACAGGTCGACGGTGCCGCTGTCGGTGGCCACGCGTAGATCATACACGCCGTCGGGCAGCGTCGGCATTCCCACGAAAGCCGCTGTCGAGCGCACGTCGTGGCGAGGATCAAAGATGTAGCCGTTGCCGATGTGTGTGTCCATCTGTCGCACCGTGACGACCATGGTGTCGGTGAACCCTGAGCCCACGATACGGATCACCGTCCCTCCACGGCGCTCGACAATGTATGGGGACGCGTCGAGGAGCCCCGGTGTGCCAGGAGGGGTACTGCCCCCCCAGGGTCCGAGGCCCCAGGGTCCGAGGCCCCAGGTCACCCGCGGTCGATCCTCTCGGCGACGTCCGCGACCTCGCGCGCGATTGCGCCCGCGTCGAGCAGCGAGCGCGCCTCGGCGAGCAGCCGATCGATCTCGGCGCGGCCCGCCGCGTCCGCGCGCGCTCGCTCCGCCGCGAGCGCGGACGCGGCCAGCACGAGCACCTTTCCGAGCGCTTCGATCACAAGTGCCTTCCTTCCTCGATCCCCCGCGCCGCCTCATCGAGAGCGGCTGCGCGCGTGGAGAGTCGGAGCGCGGTGGACTCGGCCCCACACCAGTGGGGGATTCGCAGCCGCTCCTCCCTCGCCAGCCGTCGCAGGTACGCCACGACGGCCGCCCGGTCGTGCTCGCGTGGCGTCGCCTGCGGCCGCTCGACGAGGTCGAGGTGGCAGGGGCTCGGCGTGAGCTGCGTCATCCGGCTCCCCCCAGCAGCCCCGTGAGCCACGCGGGCACCTCGGGCACCTCGGCGCCGAGCGAGCGAGCGAGCGCCGCCACGCGGGCCAGGAGCGCGAGCACTCGGGCCCCGAGCGGGAGCAGCTCCGCTAGGCCGACGTCGCCGACCTCGGCGATGCGGGCCAGGTCGAGCGCGTCGACCCACGCGCGGATCGCCACGGCGACGGCATCGAGCGCCTCGAGCGCGGGGCGCCAGCGCGCGGACTCGGCGAGCACGGCCTCGTCGTGATCTGGATCTACGGGGTGCGCGGCCTCGACGCGGTCGAGCGACTCCGCGCGCGCTGTCTCGACGATGGTCACGGCCGCGCGGTGAACGTGCGCCGTGGCGAGCGCGGCACGAGCGTGCACCGAGATCGCAGAGGCTCCGCAGCCCGCCGCAGAGCCGACGACGATCACGGAGAGGAGGAGTGCGCGGTGGCTGCGGAGCATGGAGGCATGCTAGCACACACCGGGCGTGCACCGCGACCGATAGCGTCGACCGCGGCGACGGCACGGATCGGAGCCGCCCGCCGAGAGCACCGCGATCGAGGGGGGGCAACGGTCGCTGGGCCTCAGCGGGCGGCTCCGATCAGCGATCCAGCGGCCGCCCGACCGTGATGCGCGGCACGAGCGAGAGCACGAGCGCGCTCGCCGACGCGGCCCACTCGAGCGCCTCGACGAGCCGATGCGCTGGCCCGTCGTCCCAGCGGGCCGGAGTCGACTGCGCCCAGTGTTCGACGGCGCGCGCGACCGGGAGCAGCGCATGCACGAGCGCCGTCGCCGCGATGAGCGCGGCGAGCGCGTACGGCGCCCACGCGTGCAGCGCCGCGAGCCACTCTGCAGGCAGCGGGAGATCAGTCTCGGTCACGGACCGACCCTCCCGAGGATGCGCCGCCGGATCGGCTGCTCGTCGGGGAGAGTCGAGTCGGCGCCCAGCGTGTCGGCGTACCATGAGTCGGGGCGCTCGGTCCAATGGGCGCCACCCCTCTCCGGCTCGCCGACGATGACCGCCTCCATCTCGCTCGTGATCGTGCGGACACGCACCCGCTGGCCCATCTCGTACCGAGTCTGAGACTCGGTCGCTGCCGGGTGCGTGCAGTCGTGCCCATTGTTGCTGTAGCTCATCGCTCCCCTTCTCTGCGGATCGCCCGCAGGATCTCGCCTTGGTTCGTCTCGATCTCGTCGCTGATCCCGTCGATGCGTTCCTTGATCACGGCTACCGCGACCGTGTTGCCGCGCACCTCCGCGCTGCGCTCGACGTAGACCTCCCACAATTGCGTACCGCCCCACACGCAGACCGACGCGAGCGCCGCGAGCAGCGGAGATCCAAACCACCGGATCGCCCACGCGCGCCGGTCGTGCGCCGTCAAGCGCACCTCGTGGTCTCGGCTCTGAGCGAGCAGCCCGCCCGGGTCGTCCTCGTCGCCGCGCACCGCGCGGTCGAGCGAGTCGATCGTAACCGCCAGCTCGCGGATGTCGCTGCGCAGGAGCCCGATCTCCTCCTCGCTCATCTCACCATCCTCGCGTCGTCGATCATGCCCGCACCGGCCGGCTGAGGCACCCGAAGAGCGGCGTGGCTCCGGCAGCGTCCGAGCTGCCGACACGGAGCACCGTGCCCGTGGCGTCCGCCCACGTGCCCACGCCCGTGATCGCCGTCGTGCCGTCGCCCGTCGTCGCGCCCGCCACGGTCATCGTCCGCGCGTCCCAGTCGATCGTCACCGTCAGTTTCTGGTGTGCGCTCCACGTGAGCGCGGAGGAGAGCGCGACGACGACCCCGCCCACGGTGAGCTGCATCTTCGGGGCGCCGCCGCCGCGCGAGATGGCGAGGTGGTGCGTCGCGTCCCGGAGGTAGATCGACGGGTCGTACGCGAGTGCAGCCAGGATCGTGTGGATCATCTCGGGCCACACGTCCACAGACCACGCGTCAGCATCGAGTGCCGAGCCGGCAGCGAACGAGCAGATATCCACGGCGCGCGTGCCCTCCGCGCCGGCGGTACGGATCGGGGAGGAGGTGAACGTGCCCTCCTGCGTCTCCCACCCCCAGCACAGGAGGTTGTCACCGATCGCGCCGGTCTGCGTGCCGTCGTGGTACCCCAGGCAGACCGACAGATAGCGGGAGGTCGACGTAACCGAATTCACCAGCCGTGACCAAGCGACGGGGATCGGCGTGCGCGGGTCGCCGTTCACCGTGGTCCCGGTGTCGATGTCGCAGAACGATCCCTGCGTCCCGGCCTTCACGAAGCACGAGAAGATCGACGCAGGGATCGAGCCGCCCTTGTCGTGGTAGCGCCAACGATCGTTGATCACCGTCCCGATCGAGGTGATCCGATCGGCCGTGAGCACACTTCCATCCGGACCGTCGGCGACGTTGCTTGTCAGTGTCGCCGCCCCGCCCGTGCCGCCCTGCCCCGAGTTGATGACCTTGTTCGTGCGCGAGCCCTCGATGCGGATCGCCCCGTCGGGCAGGATCGCGGGGACGTCGGTCCCGTACCACGCCGCGCCCCACAGCTCGGTGCGCAGGTCGTACGACGCCGCCTCGGACGCGCGCGCGAAGGTCGCGGTCGCGTAGTCGAGGAGCGGCTGTCGCGGTCGCCGTGCCCCTAGCATCGCCGCTGCTCCTGCGCGTCGCAGCATCAGACCGCCGCCAGATCCCCGCGCACGAGCGCTTCGTCGGTGTCGAGGACGGTGACAACGAGACTTGACCACTGCTCGGCCGTGTACGGATTGAACGTCGCGCCGAGGCGTAGCGTGACGCCGCTCCCCACGACCTGGACCTGGCCCGCGCCCTCCTGGACGTACTCCACGGTCACGCCCGGCGTGAGCGCTGCGGGCACCGTGATCGTGACCGTGGTCGCGGCAGTACAGCGGATCACTTTGCCGGCGTCTGCGGCAGCCATGTTGCGCGCGGTGCCGGACTCCGTCTCGATCGTCGCAATGGCCGGGTGCACGTGATCGGATCGCGCTGCACCGGCCCCCGTGCCACTGTCCCCGAGCCCTACGACGGCGACAGGCGTGAAGTCGGAGAGCCGAATCCACCGCTGCCAGACCGCCGCCCCCGCAGCAACGTCCGTGGCGACGTACACCTCCTCGGCGAAGTGGTCGATCCAGATCGATCCGCGCTGGTACCCGGCCGCGGAGTCGTCAGTCACAGTCGGCGCAGACACTGCGCCGACCAGGTAGTCTTTGATCACCGCATACGCGCCCGCTCCGGTCCGAGTGAGCCGCCCCAGCGCCACGCCGGCGAAGTCCGCGTCGAGGATCGCGTTGTCGCTGGCCATCACCGCGCCGGCGGCTGCAACGTTCGTTGCGTCGGTCACATCCGCGCCCGCTTCGATTCCCGCGAGCTTTGCGACGTCGACGGGCAAGCAGGCCGCCGTGAACCAGTCGGTTCCGTTGGTCCAAAGCCACCAGCGCCCGCCGTCAACGTCGAGCACCCTCGTCGCGGCGACGCCGTCGATCTCTTCGGCCGCGGCGCGGAGGAGGGAAATCGGCTTCAGCGACGCGTTGTTCTCGCGGTCGATGATCAGCACAGGAATCAGCGCCCCCACGTTCGACGGCGCGGGGAGCTGCACGTCGATCGAGACCGACGTGTCGACGACGAGCACGCACGTCTCGGCCGCGAGGGTGTGCGGCGTCGCACTCGCGACCGTGACCGCGAGCGCGATCTGGTGCACGTGATCCGCCCTGGCGAGCGCGCTCGACGTGCCCTCGGCGCTCACGGCGCGGCCCGCGATGGCGGCTGCGGAGTCGGTCAAGACGTCGTGCTTGTGGTCCTCACGCGCCGCCTCGAACCCGGTCCCCGCCGCTGCCGCGGCCTTGGTGACGTTGGCGGGCGCAATAGCTGAGAGCCGAAGCCATCGCTGCCAGATAGCCGCACCCGTTGCAACGTTCGTTGCTACGTACACCTCTTCTGCAAAGTGGTCGATCCAGATCGATCCCCGTGAGTAGTTCTCGGTGTTATCGTTGCCCACCCCGGGCGGAATGACCTCCGTCAACAGGTTATTTTTGATGAGGGCAAGGTGCACATCGCGGATGAGATCTTCTACCGCTAGTGCCCACCCTGCATCGGCGTCGAACTGCGCCTTCTCCTGCGCTGCGGGGATCCGCCAGTCGAACACACCACTGAGGCGAATCGCATAGCACTGCTCGTCTGCGTTGTCGAGAATGGTGCGGCCGACGTCCGTGTACGTGAAAAGACGAACTAGGTACGTACCGCGCACGTCCGGCGTGAACGTTGGCGTGGGCGATGTCGCGCTCGACAGCACGGCCCCCGACCCAATGGGGCGGTAGATGATCGTCCACGCCCAGCCAAGCACGCCTGTGTTGTCGAAGTTGCTGAGCGTGATCTCCGTAAGGCTCCCCCCATCCACCGTTCCGGTGTGGGGGGTTCCGTCATTGAATACGATTAGGGCTGCCATCGGAACATCCTCACGTGAGCGTGATCGAAGCTGCCGCGATGCGCGCGACTTGGTAGGGGAGGATCAGCCCATCGGCGACGGGGGGTATCGAGCCCGAAAGTGCCAGGAACCGGAAGTTCGCCATCCCGGGCACGCCCATGGCGCGCTCGATGATCTCAGCCCCGATCACGTGCGCTCCGATGTCCAGCGTGTTGATGTAGCTCTGGATCACCCGCACGCACTCGGCCGAGACGTCGTCGACGTCGAACCCGTTGGCGACTGCAATTGCGGCCTCGACACTCTGGAAGATCGCCGCCGGGGCGCGCACGTAGACGATGACTCCTACGGGGCGTACTCCGGGGTAAGAGATCCGGTCGTCGGGGTCCCCGTCGATGACCTTCTGCGTCTGCTGGATGAGCCCGATGAAGTACCGATACTCAGCGCGCACGACGTCGCTCGCCGACAGGGCGACGACAAGATCTACTTGGCCCGTGGCGGCGTTCAAGTAGTAGTCAGTGTTGCGCACTAGGGGGACTGCATTGACGCTCAGCACGAACGACCCGTCGTCACGAACGGGCCTCTCGGTCGTGAACACACGAGTCTCGCCACCTACGGCTGATGCGAGCACCACGTCGGGGGTAGTGAGGTAGCCCGAGCTGTATTCGTCGACGCTGCCGGTCCCATCGTCGATGTACAACTCCGCGTACCCGGCGGGGGTCGCGGACTCAACGATCCTGGCAAAGAGCACTCTCCGCCCATCGGCGAGGCGGACGTTGCGCGCGAACCCCTCGCACGCTGCGACCGTCCCACGCGCGAGCGAGCGCACGTACGCCTTGAGCCGTGCTCGGAAATCACGGTCGGATTCACGGTCGGCGCCGTTGTCAAAGGCCGTTCCGTTCGTCACCCCCGTGACGCCCGCCACGCGCGTCACGAAGCGCCGGATTTCGTCGCTCGCGACGTTGCCCCGCACACCCGCGTCGAGAGCAACCACGCCCACCGCTCCCGACAACGTATTGCCCGGCGTGATGGATCCCGAGACCGTCGTGCGGTAGCGGATCAGGCCCTCGGCGTCCTCGGCGGCCACGATGGTACCCGCGGGGATGGTCACGGTCCCGACCGTGGTCACGCGCGAGAACACCACGTCGCCCGACGCGTAGCCCGCGGCCCTGCGCGAGATGGACCCCGGCTGGATCTCGGCGGCGCGTAGATCGAGATCAGAGCCCGTCGCCGTATCGATCGAGAAGAGCTGTCGGAGGCGCGCGAGCTGAAAGTACACCTCGGCAAGCTCGTTCGCCGCCGCGGCCAAGATGTGCCGCACAGCTGAGTTGTCTTCGAGGCGCGCGAGGGCCGAGCGCGCTACCACACGCGCCGCCATGCTGCGGAGGATCTCGACCCGGGTTCGAGGGCGAAAAACCGGCATTACACCCCGCTACTCCGCCCGAAGGGTAGCACGAGCGTTGTTCCACGTCGCCGCCCCGTTACGATTGGCGTGATCTCCTGGGTCAACACGTCGCCGTCAAGCACGACCGCAGACTCCGCGATCCCTTCGATCCGACTGTCCGCGAGGATGGCCTCGCGCAGGTTGAGCGACGTCAACATGACGTGCTCGATCGTGCCCTTGCGGCCAATGTTGCGGTTGACCCCCACCTGGGGGAGAAACGCCGTCGACCCGCGTTCGGTGTAGATGGTGATCGCCGCCCCTTGGACTACGTTGGCTAGCCCATGCACGAGGTCTGCGTCACCTGCGCGTTCGCTCACGGGGTCGCGGAGATCGAGCACGCCTTCTGTGCGCAGCCGATCCATGTCGATGGCCAAGTCGACGCCGTAGAGCGCGTCGCCGATCGAGAAGTAGCTGCTGGTTGAGTGGAGCCCCGTCGCACCCGACAACTCGCGCGTCGGTATCAAGATCTCATCGCCCGGCGAGAGCAGCCCCGGTCCTCCGCCAGGGTGGAAGTAGGGGGCGCTCAAGTCGTTGATCAGGATGATCAACTCCATCGGCACGCCGTACCGCGAAGCGAGGCCCTCCAAGGTGTCGCCTCGCGTCAAGCGCAGCGAGACCGAGCCACGATAGTCCGATGTGTCGAAACCCGCCGAGCCCTCCGAGCCGTACGCCACGCGCGTCCGAGAGCCGTCTGTCGCGCCAGCCGTGCCGTCGGCCATATCGCGCTCTGTGAGCGTGTTCTCACCCCGGTACGCCCCCAAGGTCTGCGCCGGGCTGAGCGCCTCAAACCGCTCTGGGAAGGCCACGATGCGATCGATGGCCTCCTCGATGCGTCGCAGGCTCCGCGCAGCCTCGGCCTCGGGCCCGAGCGCAGCATCCACGACAGACTCTGCAAGGAAATCGGCGGCGTCTGCCACCTGCACGACCACGGTTGCGGCGAGTTGGATCGGGTACTGAATGAGCGCGCCCACGTTCCCGATCGCGTTGCCCACGGCGTTGATGAACTGGCCGACGTTGACCATGACGGCGTTGATGTTTCCGATCTTGCCGCGGATCAAGCCGATGAACTTGTTGACCTCCGCAAAACTCGCACGCGCGTCGTGGAACGCGTTGGAGAGCCCGCGCATCCCCTCCGTCAGCATGTCCGACCCCGAGCGCGCCGCACGCCGTCGGAGGCGAGAGATCTCCGCCGCGTCGCCGATGGCCTGCGCCGTGATCCGGTACTGGTAGTGCATTCGCGTCGACTTCACGTCGCGGGGGGTCGTGAACACCGGCTGCGCCAGGATGAGATGATCGTCATCTCGCAGAACATGCAGAATCAATCGAATGTAGGCCGCCGCGTCCGCGCTCTGCTTCAATAGGGAGTAGCGTCGGAACATGTTGCGCAAGCCCTTGAAGTGCTCGGCTCCAGTCAGCTCACGACCGCCACCTTGCGCCCCCTCGAAGGCGCGTGCCGCACGCTTGCGAACGCCGAACGTACCCTCGATCATGACCGTCCGCTGGATGATGCCGACGCTCTCGTCGACGACCGTGTTGTCCTCGGTTGGAGTGAGCGTGGACGAGTGTGGCTCGGTCAACTCATAGCGCTGGGGGTTGAGCACAAGGGCGTGAACTTGTAGAGGTTGTGACTCCCGGATGTCGAGCAGCTCGAACACGAACCCATTGGCGAAGCCCGTCACGAGATCGGACTCGGGCGCGTCGGAACTGCCGGGGACCTGAATCGTGGTCCTTCCCGGGTCGGCGAGCGCACGTCCGAGATCTGAGGGCACGGGGGAAGCCTACCGCAGTCCGCCCTGCGAGTCACTTCTTCGCCTTGACGAGGTCAGACAGCGCGTTGCCCATGTCCACACCGAGCTGTGTGATGGCCATCTCGAACGCCGTGTTGACGAGCGTGCCCCCACCGGCTTCAATCCCGGTCTTCACGAGAGCGACCCAAGTAGTGAGTGCCGTTCTGAAGTTGTCGAACGCCCCCTTGTTGTCGTCCCCCAGTACGAGGCGTTGCGTAGCGTCCTCCCCGAGATCGATCCGAACCTGCCCCGCGTCCTTCCAAACTTCGAGCACGTCCGTGCCATCCATCTCGACGGTGAGGCGCTTGGAGCTTTTCACGCGGATCCGCACTTGGCCTTGGCCCTCAGCGGGGTCCTCGTCGACGCGGTCCGACGTCGCACCTACGGTGTCAAGGAGCACGTCGCCCGCGCTGTTGATGCGCACCTCCGCGCCGGCAAAGCGAAAGAAACTCTCCTTGTCGTGCGGCGTGCCTCGCTCGGAACCACCCTCGGCCTCGGCCCAACCGTCGCCCTCGATCACCTCCCTGTGCGAGTGGGGGTGCGGGTAGGCACCCGTGACCACAGGGAAGCGGAAGTCGCCCTCGATGTAGTCCACGAGGACCACGTCCCCGTCGAGATCGCTGAGCACCGACGCCAGCTCGACGAAGCGACCTCGCCGCGTGATGGTACCGTCGACGTTCAGTGGGTCGCCCGACAACGTACGAGTCGTCTTACGGGGGACCCACGGGGCCGCGTCGTTGACACCCCACCTCGACAGGACAGGCACCCGGCTAAGTCGAGCGCCGCTGCGCACGAGCACGACGTCGGCCTCGACGGAGAACGCGCTCTCGCTCCGGTTCTCGCTCCCCGTGACGTACGTCTCGATCACCACGCCTCTATAGGGGCCGCGCGTGGTCTCGAAGGGACGTGGCTCCCCGCGCGTCCGCACGTCAAGCCCGGCCTGGTACACCCCGCCCGCGCTGCTACGCGTGGTCTTGAAGCGGCTGCGACTCACGGTAGCCCCCCGATCGGGTCGTCGTCGTCAGGGAACGAGAGATCGGGGTCGACTGGGATAGGCTCGCCCGTTTCGAGCGCTTCTTGATCGAAGGTCACGTTGTCGCTCTCAAAGACGAAAGGCTCCATCTGGATCGTTTGCTCCTGCTCGCCTCGATATGCGCGCGCTGCGTCCTCTTCGGAAGGGGACGGCTGATCGGTGAAGTCCATGTCGACCGGCTCGTCGGCCATGAAGTCCATGTCAACGTCGCCGGTGTCCTCCGAGGCTCGCGCGGGATCAACCTCGAAGAGGTCGACGCCCTCCAAGCCCTCGTCGGTGATCGACGTCGTGCTGAACCCGACCTCCCCCCCGGCGATCTGCGACACCATCGTGTCGAAGTCCTCCGAGAGCAGCTCGCTGTCGGTCGTGCGGATGACGGTGACGGGCTGTCGGGCCATCTCGCTGTAGACGCGATTGAGCAGCTCTTCGCCTTCGTACTCGCCGCGTGTCAGCGTCAACGTGGTTTGCCCCCCTTTCGAGTATGCGTAGTTGTTGGCCACGCCCTCGACATAGTACATGACGACGCCGTCACGTCGGATCTCCCGTACGCGATGCCCGATTCGGATCTCCGGCATGACGCGCGTCGTCTGCACCGTGCCACTCAACTGCATCGGAGCGATCACGTACCAGTCATGCAAACGCCGGAGCCAGTTGCCGGCGAGCCGCGCGAAGTTCGTCCCGCGCTCTCTTGATGCCAAGAGCATGTACGGGGTGGACTGCTGCCACTTGCGCAACCCGTGCTTCTCGATACTGGCGAGGTTCCAGATCGGGATCGAGCCGGGGCGGCCATTCTGAGCACCGTGTTGCTGTAAGACAGCTTGCAGCTCGACACCTTGTCGCCCCGCTACGTCAAGGAGCCAGTAGTTGAAACGGTGCGCCGGTCCACCCTTGGCGATCTGCCGACCGGCCACGTCGCCCAGATCCAACGTGTGGGTGATGAGTTGATCCCAGTGCATGTGATCGCCGTGGGTCTTGAACGGTTTGCGCCGGAGGGTAACCGTGGGCACGAGCCCGGTGTGCAACGCGCGGCTGTCGCTGGGGGGAGGACCGAGATCGATCCACAGCTCGTTCATCATCCCGTTGCATACCTCTTGAAGCATCGACCACAGGTTCTTCCCATCCTGGTCGGGAGCGATCAAGGCCGGGTAGGAGTCGAATCCGTCGTGCTCCTCGCTCTTGCACGAGATGCGCTGCCGCAGGAGATCGTAAAAGCTCCCGCCGCCGAGCCCGGGGGGTAGACGCCACGGCTGGGTGAGCGAGTAGTTGCCGATCCAGATGTCGAGCAACGCTTCGACGAACCGTCCCGGAGGGCCGCTGATGCTCCCCGAGCCGCGCTGGTAGATGCCGGCGATCCCGACGGCCGCGCCGATGTCGTAAACGTTGACGAACGCAACGGTCTGCTCCAGCACCTTGCCGACGTCGCGCCCCGTGAGAGTGTAGATCTCCGCGCGCTCCCCAAGCCCCTGCCGAGTCACGCTCTCTGACACGGAGTCGAGGATCCCGAGCATGCCGTCGATAGGCTCGCCGTCGCAGATCCACTGGATGAAGACCCACGTCCCCTCGGGGTCGTCCCACAAACGCGTCCAGCTCTGAGCCGTGCCCGTTCCGGGCGTGGCGATGCCGGCCGTTACGTGCTCCTCGGAAGGCTTCTTGACGACGATGGTGAAACTGCCGGCGGCGTCACCGAACTGCTTGGTCGTGCTGCATGAGACGATTCGACCGAAACCCGGATCGTAGCCCTCGACCACCCCGGAGAACCCGTCGTTGAACGAGTGGAACTCCAGTCGGACTCGGGTGTGCGTCGCCGATGGCTCGTACGTGCTTCGCGCCATTGCTCACTCGATCGTGATGTCACCGACTTGGAAGTTGCCTCGACGGTCGATCTCATCGGCAGCGCGGTTGGTTGCCTCCGCCGCGATGCGGAGGTTCGAGGAGACCTCATCTCCAGTGGGAACGGGGACTAGGGCCCCTGGAGTAATCGGCCCTGCGAGCGCGGGGGCTAGTCCAGGGAGTGCACTCCGATCTTGTTCTCGTCTCGCCTCGTATTCTGTGGCTTGCTCCGCCGCCTCTCGCGACCGGCGGGCTAGCCCTTCTGCCCCCACCGCTTCGAGCACTTCGGCCGCTCCGGTATTGAGCGCCCACTGAGCTACATTTCCCGCGCGGACGAGAACGTCCCCTGTCGTCATTTGATTGCCCGATGTGTCCGTCTGCAACCCTAGTGGCTCTAGGGCGATCGCCAGCGCTTCCGTAGCCAGTCGACTAAACCCCCCCTCTGTGAATGCTGTAGTGAGTCGATCGAGCGCTCCTACCAAAGCGCTGATGACCGGGCTGAGCGCCTGGAGCCCCGCGCCCATGATCCGCAAGTCGAGGTTCTGGATCGCCTGCGCGCTCTCAGCCTGCGTCGACCCGATTGCCTGCCTCTGGAGGGCCATGCCCCCCGAAAACGCACCTGCTCCGAAGATCCCCCCCGCTGTAGCGCGCCGCCCGCGTAGCGTCTCTGCTGTGCGGGCACGCGCTCCCTCTGCCCCATCGACCACCATCCCGTTCTCGAACAGCTCGCGGCTCTGCACGGCGCTCATGTCGACGCCGAGGCCCTCCATCGCGGACCGCATCAGGTACGCACCTGTGTCGGAGTCACCGGCCATGCCGCGCAGCGATTCCACAAACGCTCGCATGGTCTCGGGGTCCCGCGCTTCGAGGCGCTCCAAGGACTCCTGGTAGGACGCCCCGGAGCCGAAACCGGCGGCGCGGAGGGCTAACCCTTGCGCGAACCCGCGTCCGCGTCCGGCGCTCGCCATGCCCTGGCCGAAGTTGCCCGCAAAGCGACTTCCCGCCTCCCCTGCGAAAGACGCGCCGCTTCCGCGGAACGCCGTGAACAGCGCCATCACGCTCCCCGGCGCCAAGGGGATGCCGCGCGTCCGCGCGTCCTCGGTGAACGACGCCATCTGCTGCATGTGCTGATCGAGCCGTGACTCCCGGATCCCCGCCAAGAGCCCCGCGCCGACCGCCTCTTGCATCAACGCGGCGGGGTCGTCCACGCGCCCTCCGCTCATCTCGGCCGCGCCGATCATGGAGCCCGCGTTGTTGACGCCGAGGAGCTGCGACAACGCGAGCTGCGTCCCGAACGCACCGCTGAGTCGGTCCCCGGTGAGCCCGCTCGTGCCGCCAAACTGCGCGACCATCCCGGGCACCGCGCCGGGTGCGAGGCCGAAGGCGCCAACGCCCTGTCGCACGAGCGCGTCCATGCCGGGCCCGACGCCCGTGCCGCCGAACACGCCGGCCTGCGCCATCTGCTGCTGCGCGTACTCGTTGTATAGGCGCACGCTCGTCTGCGCTGCTGCGCCGAGGGTCCCGCCGATGTATGGGATCGATCCGAGCGCCGACGCGGTCGCGCTACCTCCGAGCATGCCGGGGCCCATACCCATCAACTGCTGGAGCATGTGGAACTTGAACATGCCACCGGCGATGGTGTTCGAGCTTGTGCCGCGGCTCCCGCCCCCTCCACCCCCCGCGCGACGAGACATCTCGTTGGAGCGCTTCAGCTCCTCGCGCAAGAGGCGCATCTCTTGGGCCAGCGCGCCCCCTTCCCGTGCCCCTCCTCGCCCGGCAGGGCTAAGCCCGCCACCAAGCGCGGCGCCTGCGCCCCCTGCCTTCCCGAGCCCCTCCATCTTGGCGGCGATGCGGTCGAGCGCCTTCTCGAAGCGATCGAGCGAGCGGTCGTCGAAGGCGCGCTCCAGCGTCCGAGACAACCCGACGATCTGTCGATCGTCGACCGCTACTTCGATCACCGTCTTGTGGCGCGTATCGCTCATCAGAGATCCCGGTCAGGGGCCGTCGCCGCCAGCTCCATCGCGTCCCATTCGAGGTCGCCCGTCAAGTGGGGGGTGTCGGCGATCGCCTTGGCGTCCTCGCCGCGGTTGATGCGCACCTCCGGCTCGACACCACCACCTAGTCTCTCGGCACGAAAACGCTCACGCAGGTCGGCGATGTGCTCCGCGTCGATGCTCTCCGCGGCTTCGAGCTGAACGACGTGGTCAAGCACCTCGTCCAGCCGAAGACGCAAGAGTCTTGCGTCGTTGAGCGGGAGCCGATGCTTCCTCGCCCACAGAAGCATCGCCCTCCGAGTCGTCTCCGCCGCCGTCTTGTCCGGCCTTTGGAGCCACTCCTTCGCCGCCGTGATCGAGATCTCGCGCCGCCGCGCCGCCGTGAAATCGACGCTCATACGCGGTGACCTCCTTGTACAGCGCCGAGATCGGCGTCGCGTCGTAGAGGTTCCACACGTCCCACCAGTCCGGCAGCGACTTCGGGTCGATCGTGACGGTCAGGAAGCTGACTTGCTCGACGATCGCGAACCCGTTGGGGTCCGCTGCCGCACCCATCGGCAGGTAGTTCGCCTTGAGCTGCGCGATCTTCACCTGATCCCCGAGGGTCGGGACCTTGAAGGTGAAGGTGTGCTTGTAGCGCTTGCCCCGCGTCCCCTCGACGTCGAGGTGGATCTTGGTGATCGGGGCGAGCCCTTGCTCGCCGTCCTCGGACTTCTTCTCTCCAAGATCGGCGAGCGCCTTGCGCGGGTCGATGAGGCTCATGGCTAGACGATCTCGCTTTCGTCCATGATGCGGATCGCGACGAACTCCACGTCCTGGAGGACGATGCCACGCGCGCCTATGTTCTGCGTGTAACGCGACGGGCGCACGCGCTGGATCGTGGCGACGATCGTTCCGGTGACCGAGTCCTCGACCGTCGCCGTCATCTCGGGGTGTCGGAGGATGTCTTCGAGGCGGGGGAAGAGCACGACGCCGTCGCGGTTCTTGATCGGGTTGGTGATCACCCGCACGAACTGCGCGCTGAGCGTGACGCGGTACGCGGTCGCGACGTGCTCCGCGACTTCGAGCTGATCCAGCACCTCGACGGGGTCCTGCTGGATCTCCTCGGAGTAGCTTACGTTCGTCGCGTACATCACTCGTACACCGTCTATGGTGAATCGAGCACGCGCACCGCTCAGGACGAGCCCTCTACCGGCCATGGGAGTTAAGCCCTCCGACGAACTTCATGTTCGCCAATGATCGTACACGGTTTCGGGCAGCTAACCAAAGACCGCATCAGTTGCCGTTTGACGCCATTGTTGGACCCGGCTATGTTGATGACCGTGCCGGCTCCAAAGAAGCGACAGCCAGTCCAGGGCATCAAGATCCACCTCGACCCACCGCTCTTGGCGTGGCTTCGGTTGGAAGCAAAGCGCCTTGACGTATCGATCTCCGAGTTGCTCCGACGCCTCGTCCGCAAGGAAATGGGCATTTGATCCTCGCTCATCGGATCCGGCTCGACCCGAACAACGTCCAGGCATCGTGGTTGGAGCGCTGCGCGGGGACAGCGCGCTTCACGTTCAACTGGGGCTTGGCGCGCTGGCAGGAGCAACACGCGGCCGGCGAGAAACCATCCTGGCAGAAAATCAACGGCGAGTTGAACTCCGTCAAGTCTGTCGAGTTCCCCTGGATGACCGAACTGCCGTGGGCGATCACCAACAAAGCTCTCTCTGACCTCGGCGCGGCCTTCACCAACTTCTTCCACCGGGTGAAGTTCGGGCAGAAACCCGGCTACCCGCGCTTCAAGTCGAGGAAGCGGAGCACCCCTAGCTTCGCGATCGAGGGCCGTGCGCTTCACTTCGACGGCAAAAAGATCAAGATCCCCAAGCTCGGTTGGGTACGCACACGGGAAGCGCTCCGCTTTCCGGGCAAGGTGCTTTCCGCACGCTTCACGAAGCGCGCAGGATATTGGTACGTCTCTCTCCAGGTCGAGGTCGACGAATCCCGTTGGTCCTACCCCCATCGCTGCGAAACCCAAGCAGTGGTCGGTGTAGACCTCGGTATCGTCGATCTCGCCGTGCTCTCCACCGGAGAGCGGATCGAGGCGCCTCGTGCTCTGCGAGCACACGAAACCAAGCTGCGACGGCTTAACAAAGAGCTGTCGCGGCGCACACGAGGAGGCAAGAACTGGCACAAGACCAAGGCGCAGATCCAGAGGCTCCACGAGCGCATTGCCAACATTCGACGGGATGTGACGCACAAGCTCACCACGAGCTTGGTCAAGCGGTTTCGCTGGATTGGCATCGAGGATCTGAACGTTGTCGGCATGACGAAGAACAGGAGGCTCGCCAAGTCCGTGATGGACGCAGCGATGTCGGAGGTCAGCCGGCAACTCGCGTACAAGGCCCCTCTCGTAGGAAGCGCGGTCGTCGTTGCCGACCGCTGGTATCCGAGCAGCAAGACGTGCTCCGGGTGCGGCGTCGTCTATGCCGACCTCTCGCTCGGCGAGCGCCGTTGGACCTGCGACGCATGTGGTGCCGAGCACGACCGCGACAAGAATGCCGCGGAGAACCTGAGAGCTATGGCCGCCGCCCAGGCGGTTACAGCCTGCTGTCACGGGAGCGCTGGCGCCGATCTTCGGATCGACGTGAAACCCCCGCTTGGGCAGGAATCGAGCAACGTTGTTAGCTTCGGTTAGCATCGTTCAAGTCTCGAATGGGATCACGCCGCCTGTCGAATCGCCACCAGGTGGACAGTGATCGGGATCCAGTTGATCGGGAGGGTCGGGGCGATCTCCACGCTCACCGGGAACACGTCGCCGATCTGCTCGACGCTGAGATTCCGCCACGCGACCGCCACGCCCTCGGGGCCCGTGAGCTGGTTGAGCACGTCGGCCGCGAGGCCCTTGATGGACGCGGCCGAGCCCGCGAGCCCTCGGTGTCCGACCCTCTGTTCGAGCGCGCGCCGGAACTCGAACACCGCGGTGTTCGCGGACTCGTTCGCGGACATCTCGCAGAACACCTTGTTGTCGTCGGCCAGGTGCGTGGTGATGGAGCGCACCCAGCGCACGCCCACGCGGTCGACCATCTCCGAAAACATCAGCCCCGCGTCGATCATCTCCTCGTCGTCATCTTGGACGGTCCACGAGGAGTCGCGGCGGGTGTCCGACACGAAGGGGCGCTTGTGGGTGAGCGGCTCGCCGATCGGTGAGCCCGCCTGCATGCCCGCCGCAATCGCCGCGTAGATGTACGGCGGGAACCACTCCTCGGTGAGCGTGTCGGGGTTGGAGCGCTTGCACTCCTCCGAAATCGCCGAGATGTGCCGCGTGGCGAGCGTACGGATCTGCGACTTGATGTTGGTCTTGGTCTCACCCGCGCCGCCGGCCGTGCCGATCCCGACGTAGCCGTTCGCCTCCGAGCGCCCGCGCCCGGCCCGCCACACGAGATGGAGCGCGAGGAGCGCATGGATCGCCGGGTCCCGCGTGAGGGGGACGATCGTGTTCACGCGCCGCGCGCGCAACAGGTCGAACGCCTGGAGCCATTCGTCGGCCGTGACCGTGCCCTCGGTCCCGCCCGTGAGGAAGATGGCGCCCGATGTGTTGGCCGGCGCCGCCGTGGCGCTCGAGGCGACCTCCACGGACACGTAGGCGCTGCCAGCGTTCAGCGCGTCGACGAACGCCTGCAAGTCGCCGAGGAAGTCGTAGGCCGCGCCCATGATGGTCTGCCCCGTGACGGCGTCCAGGTCGGCGGGGTCGTAGGTGGTCGGGTTGCTGACGCTCGCGGTGGCCGTGATGCCGTCGCGAGAGTTGAGGTAGTCGACGAGCTTCTGAACGGTGTTGTAGAGGCTCAGAGAGGCGCTGATCGCCGTCACCGACACGGTGACCGTCCGCGCGCCAGCCACGTCGCCGAGCGCCAGCACGTCGAGCCCGCCGAACACCGTCGCGCCGACCACGGGAACGGACGCCCCGTTGGTCATGTCGAAGCGGTTGGCAATGGCCGCGCCCGTCGCCGAGCGCCCCCACACCGCCACGTCGACGGCCGCGTTCGTGTCGATGGACACGGTCAAGACGCTCGCCGCCGGCATGTTCGTGAGCAGCACGACGCCGCGCGTGAGCACACCCGCCGTGAGCGAGAACAAGGTCGTGGGGAACGTCGAGCGCACGGTGACCGTGCCGAGGGTCGCCGCGCTCTTCACGACGCCGAGCACCTTCGAGAAGCTCTGCGTACCAGCCACAACGGTCGTACCGTTCAGGGTGACGGTCTCGCTGACCGGCGTCGTGCCACTCAGCCCATAGACCGTTACGGTCTGCGTCGTGTCCCCGGCGTCACTCGACAGGTACTCCAACGTGCCCGGCGCCGCGATGTCCGCCGTCCGCTCGGCCACGAGGCCCGTCTCCGCCTTCGTCGCCGCGACCGACAGCAGCGACGCGGTCTTCGTCGCGAGCGCCGTCCCGTAGCCCTCGGTCCCGGGCGTGTAGAGCAAGTCGAGGATCGTGTCCCCGCCGACGTCGTCGAAGACCTCGGTCTCGGTCTCGAAGATCACGGTGATCTTCTTGCCCTGGACGGTGCCCGCCGCGACCGTGACGTTGATCTGGTTCGTGAACAGGCCCCAGTCCCGCGCGGTGATGTCCACCGAGTCCGCTGCCGCTCCGTCGGGGAGCGTCAACGAGGCTTGCACGGCCGGATTGACCTTGACGGCCACGATGCGCTGTGCGCCGCCGGGGACCGCGTCGTCGAGGCTGGGCTCGAAACAGAACTGGCCCGCGACCCGCAGATCCCCCGATCGATACGTGGCCATCATCTTCCCAGGCCGCGTGTAGTCCGAGTAGGTCGAGTCGACGCTGAGCGGCTTACCGCCCTCGGCCGTGCCGAGGAGCGCCACGATCCCGACGGCTGACTGACTGACCCCCGCCAGCTCGCTAGCGTCGATGATGCTCACTGCTTGGGGGACGTTGATCCGGCGCCCGCCAAAGAAAATGCTGCTGGCCATGGCTAACGCTCCCTCGTCTTGAAGAGCTGAAACTCCGCGTCCCATTCCTCGGCGGCGAGCTTGCGCGTGCGAGGCGCGAGGCACTCACAGTGCAAGAAGGCCGCGGCGAGCGGCGACGCGTTGCCGCGGAAGTGCTGCACCGCCGTCAACTTGAGGCGCCGATCGGGGAGGGCCTGCGGGGGGACCTGCGGGGGGACCTGCGGGGGGACCTGCGGGGGGACCTGCGGGGGGACCTCGGGCATCGAATCCTCGGGGTCAGGCATGGGTGAGTCCTCGATCTTGCGGGGGCGGCGCACGGTTGTTGATCCGTCGTATCACAATGCCTATTTTCCGTCCATGCTCACTCATCGGAACCCTCGGCGTACGGGGTGACGCCACCTTGAACCCCGTCAACTTGAACGTCGTCCATGAAGATCCCCGTGATGCGGAACCCCACCGGATCAAGCTTCAATAGTGGCATCGAAGACAAGCTCTGGCAGCTCAAGCGAACCACGCGCACGAAGACGTTTTCGGGCGTGTAGCCTTCGTCAGGAGCCAGATCACCCCCAGAAAGGCGGGGGTCAACGATGCCAGCCTGTAGCATGAACGGCTTGGCCGACAGGAGGATCAGCTTGGTGAAGTGGTAGAGGTACGCGCACACAACGGGGTGCTCCGCGTAACAGAAAATGTTGAATGTTTGCTGAAAGTGCGCACCCACATATTCAGCGTAAGGGTCCTTCTCCTCGGGCAGTGACTCGCCGATGTAGTCCCCGAGGTAGCTCGGTTCGCTCTCACTTTCCTCGCCGAGAGTGATCGACAGGATCGGCAAGTCGACCACGGTGCGGGGGTAGCCAAGCACCACGGCTGGCGACCGGCGCTGGAAGTTGGCCACGTACTCGGCGCGCTCTTCGGCGCCCGCCAGCGGATCGAAGATGTGCCGAAAGAAGCGCGTCGTCTCCGCCACGTTCACGGGGTCGGCGAGCCGCGCCATCTCGGACTTCAGCACAGCGAGGAGGATGCGCTCGACCATCACGCCGCTCGTGCGCGCCTCGGCCAGCTCGGGGCCGTCAAAGAAGTCCTCGATGGTCGCGCCATAGGACGCGCCCGGGTTCTTCGCTTCGACTCTGTCCTTGCGCCCCATCACCGACCCCGCAGAGCTTGGGTGAGGATCCCCATGGCCAGCTTTTCGACGTGCTTCTGCACCTTGGGAGCGAACCTACGTGCAGCAACCCCGGGGTGATACCAGTGCTGCGTCGCCTTGCCCTGCTCGTCCTTCTCGCCGCGGATCACGCGCTCAGAGATGGTGCGGAAGGTCTGGTAGGAGGACTGCGTCGCGCGCTCGTAGGTCTTCTCCTTGCGCACCATGCCCGTGTAGATCGAGGACGCGTGCCAGGACTTCTCTTTGCGCAAGAGGATCTTGCGCGCGGTCTTGCCCATCGAGAGCCCGGCGTGTAGCCGTTCACCCCACGCGGTCTTGCCGTCTCTGCCACCCACCCCCGGGCGGCTCAGCGTGGCGCCCAGCACTTTCGCGACGTCATGGATGGCAGCGGGCATCGCTGTCCCGACGTTACGCCCCCCCGTGCCCGGAGTGCCATGCCGGAAGGGGATGACGAGGTAGCGCCCGTTCTTGCCGCGCTTGGCCTTGGGCGACTTGAGCATCCAATCGCGCATGTCGCCGCCCGGAAAACCGTTTTCGATCAGGTTGGGCAGGGTCCCGACCAGCTCGACGAACGCGCTGTTCCCCTCGTAGAAGACCTGGATCCCTGCGGCGTAGTCTCGTGAAGACGACGTCAACTCCGTTTGCGCTAAGCGCTTCCACTTCTGCACGGCCGCGGCGCCAATGCCCTGCAACACGCGCTGTGTGTCCGCTTTGTGGGGCAGCGCGCCCGCGAGCGCTCCGGTGAGCTTGCTCAGGTCGATCCTGACGATGCTCATGGGGCCCCCGTGACGGGCGCGACCGTCTCCGCGGGGAGGTTGGCGTCGAGCAAGAAGTCGAGGAACGCGGCGCCCTGGATCGGGTGCGCGATGATCCGGTCGACGCCCTTGGGGGACTTGCGCCCGCTGGTGTCGTCGCGGAGCCCGTGGGGGAAGCTCTGGATGATCCACACGGGGTGGAACTCGTATCGGATGCTGATCCGCGTCCCGTCGGGTACGGCCGCTGCGCCAGCCGCCGTCCACTCGATCCAGCCGTTGTCCGTGATCCGGTAGTACGCGTCGTCCAAGAACAGCGGAGCGCCGTTCAAGTAGGCCGCGATCCGCGTCACGTTCACGATGCGGTAGCGGGCCGTGTCGGTGCGCGCGGGTAGCGCGCTGCGGATCCCCCGCCGATTGCCCTTCACCAGGATCTCGTTGAAGGCGATGATCGAGTCCCGCATCTCGATCGAGTCACGGAACCCGATCCGATGCTCGGGTAGCATCGTGATGGAGCACTTACCATCGAGCCACATGGAGAACTTCTCGAAGATCCGAGTGCTCTTGTCGAACTGCACCATGTGCGCCTGAACGAGCATCGGGTCGACGTAGTGGAAGCCCGACCCATCGCAGATCGTGCAGTTGATCGCCGCTTGTGTGGTGGTCTCCGTCAGACACGCGCACATCAATGCCTTGCGCCACGTCACGTACTTGCCGTGCTGGGCGATGACGCGGCGGAACTCGCTCTCGCGAAAATCAGCGCGCGTCTTGCTCTTGGTGGGCAGCTCCGCGCCCGTGGGTACGGCGGGGCCGTCGACGCCCCCGGGGAGTCGAGGTACCTCCGCCGAGGGGATCTCGACGCTACGGCTCGGCAGCGTGGCGGGAGCCGGAGGTCTCACACGACCACCATCCCGCCGACCCGCTTGTAGTAGCGCCTGAGCATGGGGATCTGCTCCTTGATCTGCTTGAGGTACTGAATGATCCGACTTCCGTACCCGGCGTTCGTGGCCGACGACGTGGTCCCGATATTCTGCGACAGCCCATCGAGCGAAAGAGAGATTGTCGCGATACCTGCGCCCGCGATCAAGTCGCCGAAGATATTGAATGGGCCGAGCGATGCGAACATGCCGATCACGTCGATGATGTTGCGCGGGATCTTCCCGTCCTCGAACCCAGCCGTGTAGGTGATCTCGAAGAGCTGCGGCAAGTGCTGCAAGCCCGTGTAGATCGCCGGCAGGAAGGACCCACCTTGACCGATCAGAATCTCCGACAACGTGCCCGCCGTCGGAATGATCTGCACATGCCCTTCGGCCGCATTCACACGGAACCACTCGGGGGGGAACTGGATGATGTTCTGGCCCGACGGATACTGAACGCGGAACTCGCTGACCTCGATCACGGGGTACTGGTCAAGCTGAATGAACTGGAACGCGGCGAAGTCCTGGACGTAGTAGTCGTGCTTCTCGATGAACTGCGTGGGCAGGATCGAGATGTCGATCTGATGCTCCAGCCAACGGATCGCCGACATGATGTAGTGCTCGAACACGTCGTCGGTAAGCGTCTCTCCGGCGTCGTTCGTCAAGTCGAGCCCAAACAAGTAGCGGGCCTTCAGCTCGGGCACCGTCAGGATGTTCCTGATCGCGAGCCCTACACCCTCGATGGCGTCGCTCGGGTCCGTCAAGTCATCCGTGGTCGAGTTGCGGTAGCGGACTCGGTACTGGTAGCTACTATCACCCGATCGGTCGCGCCACTCGTAGGCGATCTGCGTCGGGACGAGCGCAGGTTGTTCGCTCGGGACTGACGCCGTAGCCCATGTGAGCCCACCGTTGGTGGAGCGCTCCACGACCAGTCGATTGAAGCCAGCGACGACGACGTCGGCGATGTCGTTGTCAACGATCGAGATCTTGATCACCGTGCCCTTGGCCTCGGTGTTGAAGTTCCGATTCTCGCTCGCCGTGATCGGGAAGTGCGACATGCGCCGCCTGGCTACAACTTGCGGATGCGGCTGCGCTGCGTCAGATAGAGCACCGCGGTCCCTCCCGTCGCCCGGACGACGACGCGGTCGTTGTGGCCGGGGCGGATATGGACCTCGAAGGGCTGCACCCCAGCGAGGAGCGGAGTGGCAGGAACCGCCGCGAGCATGGCGGTAGGTGTCTCCCCCACCACGTAGGGGATGAACTTCACCCACACCACGTCGGAGCCGCCGGGGCTCGTGGCATAGACGAGGTAACTGCCCGGAGCGAGCGCGCCCTCTGCGTCGGTGTTGTGCGTCGACGCAGCCGACCCCACAGTGACAGCGCGCGTGGGACCGAGCCCTCGATCGAAGTAGTCGCCGACGTCGTCGCCACGTGCTCCCTGCACAGCTCAGACCCCTTCGACGCCCGTGGCGTCGTTCTCGAAGATCACTGCGGCGATGGTGGCCTTGATCTCGTTCTTGGTGCGTGCCTTGGAGAGATCGATCTCGTAGCCCTGGAGCCGGTAGTCCTCCGCGGTCGCGATCAGCTCCTTTGCGGTCATCCGGTCCAGATCAGGGCCTTCGGCCGGCGGGGGCGGCGGGGGCGGCGGGGGCGACGGAGGCGGAGGCGG